AAGGGTTTGGAGTTAGAGCAGAAAAGAGAACTCCAGAATAAATTTTTTCGTACAACAGATAGGGGTTTTCAAAAGGCTTTACAATATGAAGCAGCCAGACTTCCAGCATATATTGATTATGAAGGTATGGAATATTACCCAATTATTTCAAGTGCATTGGATTTATTCATGGAAGAATCTACAACAATTGGTTTCAATGGTAAAATGCTTAACGTATATTCTAATAAAGAACGTATAAAATTTTTATTGGAAGAATTCTTTTATGATATTGTTAACGTGAACGTTAACTTACCTTTCTGGGTAAGAAATATGGTGAAATATGGTGATAATTTCGTATTATTATATGGTGAACGTAAAAAGGGTCTTACTCATGTAAAACAATTGGTTAATTATGAAATTGAAAGATTTGAAAGAATTCAAAACGGAAAGCCATTTGTAAGATTTAAAGAGAGAATGACTGGTGATGAATTCAATACATTTGAAATTGCTCACTTCAGGTTACTCGGTGATGATAAATATTTACCATATGGTTCATCAGTACTTAATAAAGTACGTAGAGTTTTCAGACAATTAGTTATGGCTGAAGATGCTATGTTAACTTATCGTATTATTCGTGCAGGTGAAAAGAAAGTATTCAAAATTGATGTTGGTAATATTGATGAAGACGATATTGAAGAATATATCTACAAAGTTGCTACTAAGTTCAAAAAAACTGCACAGGTAGCTCCAAATGACGGACAGATCGATTATCGTTTTAATATACTTGGTAATGATGAAGATTATTTCCTTCCAGTTAGAAATGCAAATACACAAACAGGTATTGATACGCTACCGGGTGCAACAAACTTAGACGCTATTCAAGACATTGAGTATCTTCGTGATAATTTATTTATTGGTCTTGGTATTCCAAAACCATTCTTATCATTTCAGGATGCTGCTGGTGCTGGTAAAAACATGGCACAATACGATATAAGATTTTCAAAAAAAATTAATCGTATTCAGCAAGCAATGATTCAGGAACTCAATAAAATGGCAATGATACATTTGTATCTATTGGGTTATACTGGTGAGGATTTGAGTGACTTTACATTAACGCTTACTAATCCAAGCACGCAGCAAGAATTGTTAAAATCAGAATTAATGCGTGATAAAGCACAAACATACACTGAATTGACCCGTGCAGAAGGTGGTATTGCTGCAATGTCACATACAAATGCTAAGAGATTAATGTTTAATTGGAGTGATAGAGAAATTGTTAATGATCTTAAACAACAAAAAATGGAGAAGGTTGTTATGCAAGAACTTATGGATTCTCCTGTTACAATTAAGAAATCAGGATTGTTTACAGATATTGATAATAGATTTGGTGAACCTGAAGCTGCAATGATTGGTGCTACTGGTAATACTGGTAATACAGGTGGTGGAATGCCTCCTGCTGGCGGTGGAATGCCTCCTGCTGCTGGTGGTGCTGGTGGAATGCCTCCTGCTGGCGGTGCTGGTGGTGGTATGCCTCCTGCTGGTGGTGGTGCAGGTGGTGCTGGTGGCGGAATGCCTCCTGCTGGCGGTGGTGGTATGCCTTCATTAGCTGAAACTAAAAAAGGCATGTTAACTGAGGCAGAATATGATATATTTCTTGAAAACATGGTAGCAATCACAAATACAGAACCATTATATAAAAAAGAAATTAGGCATAAGGAACTAATTAAAGAAAATAATGAAATTAATGAAAATTTAAATAAAAAAGCACAATATATGGTTGAAGAAATCAGTATTCTATTAGAAAATGGCGAAAGTATTAATACAGGGAAAAAACTTGATGAAGGAGAAGATGTTGATTTCGAATCAATTGAGAACATTGAAATAATTGAATAATTAAAATAAACGTTTATAACTAATTACAGTATTTATAATAAATCGAATTAATCCATATGAAAAGTATCAATATAGGAGTTGTTAATTTAGTAGTTTCCAAGAAATTAAAAGATGCTTACTTCAGCAATTCTTTAATTGAAGAGTCAAAACAAATAACGAATGATTTTTTCAGTATTGTAAAAAAATCACCAATATTACAATTGGAATTTAAAGTGTTTAATAATATAGAAAATAAACACATTGAAAATGATTTGGTTGCAACACGTTATATTGATAACAACATTAAGTTGTTTGAAGTTTGGACACTTAAGGAATTGGAAAAAGAACATGAAAAATTAAAACCATTTCTTACTGAGGATATTCAGGTTGACGATAATAAGGTTCAATTATATATTGCCATTGGTAATTTGATTAAAGAGTCTTTAAGCAATTATGATGCTGTGGACGTAGATGACATTCACGAATCCTTTACGCTGGTCTTAGATCACGTTAAAACTACCAAACAAAGTCTTGTTGAAGGTGTAGATGTTGATCTTGTAAATGAAGATGTTATTGAAATTGCTGTTAATAAATATAATGAAAAGTATGAATCATTAGCCGAAGAAGATAAAACATTGCTTCAAAAACTTATTAAGTCTGATGATAGTGAAAAAGAAAAACTTCTTGAAGAGTATAAAAACACAGACTTAAAAATAATGGAAGAAATTAACAACACTTCTGTTGGTGATTGGAAAATTAAAGCAATCCAAAAGATCAATGAAATGAAATTCAATCCTCAAACAGTAGATGATGACATCATTGGTTTACATGAGTTAAAGAAAGATTTAATATAAAATTACGTTAATGGCGGTGAGTCGAAAAAATCTTTTCTCATCATATTCAAATCAAGTTTATTATTAGAACTGCTAAATTGCCAAATTTTCCAATCATTCCATCCTTTTGCGATTATTGGTGCATTCCATTCTGGTGAATTTTTTGGTGCTGTTGGATATGCTGCATGCCAAAGTGGTTGTGACCCAAAATTATTACTTGTTTTAAGAGTATAAAAACTATTATTGCCATAGAGAATAGTATTATTATATCCTTTGCTTTTTAATACAGAAAGAAATGTATTAATCCACAAATCATTAGTGGATTTGGACAATGACCAGTGTGTGTGTATATTCTTTTTATCATCATCATAATCTTCCATGTCTAATATAAGTGGAAAATCAGGTTTGTTCTGTAATTTCTGAACCACATTAACGAAATGTGTTGCTTGTGCTGTAGCGTCTTTAATTGCTTCAGCATCAGTACCACCTAAGAATTGTTGTGCATAATGATAATATGCTATTTTAAGTCCTACTTTTTTTGCACCAATAGAATTTAATGTTCCTTGCGTATCAGTAGTACCTGTTCCTTGACTAACTTTTATTATTGCAAATTTAGGTGTGCGATAATCTGGATTTGTATTGCTAACTGCTTGCGTCCAAGAATATTGTCCTTGTGCGTAAGAAACATCAATTCCATAAACAGAATTTAAGTCGTCCAATCTTTTTTGTGATATTGTTATTGCTTCTATGCCTTTTGTAATATCACCAGCAGACATGTTGGTAGGACTTGTACTATCAGAATCACCACCTTCAAATCCCATTATTGCTGCAGGATTTAATACTCTTGGTACGGGATATCTTAATATTTTAGTACCCCCAAAGCTGGTCATCATTCTATTTCCTTCAATGGTGTGTTCGACAGTTAAAATAATATATGCTCCGCTAAATAATGGTACATTTTCTAATTGAAAATATTGTGTTGGTTGTATCATAGCATTTCCCAAACCAGTGATTGTTGCTTTATATGCTCTGTTTTCATATAAGGTAAATAAATTTTGACCTTTAGGTATAGGTGATTGTATTTTATTATCACCAGCTAATCTTGCCAATATTTGTATTGATTCATTTGTTTCTGGGTATTCTTTACTATCAATTTTTATATCAGTAAACATTGACTGATTTTGTTCTCCAAATCTTACTCTGAATGCTCTTACTTGTCCCCAAGGGAAGTTTTTATTGTTACTTACTTGTTTTCCGTCTTCAGAATTTGGGTCAATTCCATTTGCCAAATTATTGTTTGCATCAAGTGGTGGTTTTGTGTTAAAATCAACCACACGTACAGTTGACATGTCGGTAATACCGTCATCAATAAATCCATTGGCAACACCTGTTGGATAACTTGATGTACCACCAATATACATGCAAACATATGCTGCATTTTGTATTGTGTTTATACTTGGGGCAATTTTAAATGAATCAGTCCAGCTTTGTTGTGTGTATGACATAAAATTTTGTAATGGAAAGAATTCAAATCCGTTTAATGATAATATTTGAGACAACACACTAAATACTGAAATGTTGGGGTCATCAAACATTTGTGATAAAACTTCAACATTTAATATTGTGTCGCCAATAGGATTCATTGCTCTATCGACAAAAACAAATGAATCGATCAATGCTTTATTATCTTCGTTTGAGGGGTAACCTCTACCCTTTGCATTTTTTATGTCAGGATTTGTAAGCCATTTATCGTTAATGTTTTTAAACGAATAATATGTTTGCGTTATAATGTCTTCATCACCACTTAATTTAAGATTTTCGGTATCTTCTTTTTTTAATTCATCTTGTTTTGTGTTTAAATTACTTAATAGTTCAGAAAAAAACGCATTAAAATATAAATCATTGGCTTGTTTAATTTTAGGGTGTGTAGTATCTGCATTTAATGCTTGAAGTGATGTGTATCCAGCATTTGTTGCACCGCTACTAAATGTTATTTCGCTATAATTTAAAATGTTTGTTCTGGTTATTAATGGCGAAAGAATTGTGAAATATTCAGAACCTGCACCATCTTCCTTTGATTTTGGATTTAAATAATATTCATATCGTTTTTGTTTTTCAATTATAACTGCTGCAGTATCGGTAATGCTTTTATATGCAACATCTTTTTTAACTTTATCATACATATCGTAAACTCCAGTTAATATATTATTATAATTACTGCTTTCAAATATATCAAACTCACTTACATAATTATCTTTATCTTGTTCTGATAAATATTTGTCAATATCGTGAAGATCGGCAAAAATAAAAACTCCTGAACTATCTAAGTTTTTTCCAGCACCAGTTGTAAAAAAATCCTTTATTGTTTTTGTATTAAATGTTGAATTTGGGTCAATATCATTTCTCAGTGCATATACTAATAATCCAATATATGCTGGTAAAAACGTTGGTACTTGCATAACTCCAGCGATATTGAATATTAATGAATTTAATTTGTTTGGATATACATTAAATGGACTTAACGTAAAGCCATAGTTTGATAAAAACATTAATTCGCTTAATCTTTTATTATATGTTAAAAGATTGTTAGCATTAATAATGGTATCATATAATTGATCGTCATAATGTGATAATTGAGAAGTCCACGGGTTAATAATATTATCAAAATTAGCTAAATAACTTGCAGAACTATATGGAACATTACTGATTTTTTGAAAATATGCATTACCGTATAATAAAAAATTCGGAATATTTTTTTTATCTCTATTAGCACTTACATTATACTTACTCTCTGTATTAATGAACGCATTTGAGTTTAAATATCTTGTATTCATATTAACACCTTGTTGATCAAGAACAGTATCGGTTGTAACAACAGCATTGTTTTTTACTAAACCATCCATTATGTATATTAAATTTTCATTGGTAAATAAATAAAATGTTTGAACTGGTTTTCCTAAAAATATATTACCAATTAAGCCACGCATTTTTTTTATGTCATTTTGAAAACTGTCTACAGGTTTGGTAGATGCATTACTTTCATCAAAATTTTGTATTGAAATGTTTTGTTTTTTTATTACACTCCCGACATATTCTGGATTTTTTTTATCAACATAAGCATTAATAAAATCTGAATTATCATTAGCTAACGGAAGTGAAGGATTTTTAGTATTGCTAAAATTATAATGATCAATCATACCATTTTTTGGGTCATTTAAATAAGTATAAAAATTAGTTAAATTACCATTAAACATAGTGGCACTGCTTATTAAATTTTTTGCATAATTTGTTTGATTTACAGAATTCGCTAAGTTTACTGCTTCTGCTTTTGCATAAAAATTAACATACGCATTACTAACACCCTTTTGTGTACTATAAAAACTTGTTGGATATGAACTCTGTGATAATATATAAAATCTATCCAATACAATTTTTAATATTTGTGATAATCTATTATCTGAACTTAAATTAATTGGCATCCCTGTGCCACCATCATTTGTGTCTACGCCAAAGAACGGACCGATATATGCACTTTGAGTTTCATCGCTTCCAAGTTTTGAATCAAGTGGTGATATTGGTATCCATTTATATGTACCGTCATCATTTAATTGAGCTTTTTGATTCATTACTTCATTAAATTTTCTTTGTCTGTTAAATGTGTCAATAAAACCTTGAATCAATATTAATTCAGGAAATGGTTGCGATAGTTGTTGGCTTAATTTGACTGGTGCAACTCTAACTTCCTTTTGACCGCCAGTAACATTTTGTTTATCAATTACTAAAGGAAATGAATATATTTTTTTATCGGTTGTTTTTTGATTGATATCAACATATTGATTGTTGCTTAATATAAGATTATTATATTCTGCAATATTGTGATGATTTTCTGCCTTGATTGAAGTGGCATTAAGCGTTCTAAAGAAAGTATCGACATCATCTAAAATTATTTTAAATATGTTATATATTGTAGGCATCATGCCAAGTTTTTGCATTATTGTCTGATTGATAATGGTATTAATTGTAGTGCTTAATGTGGCTTTTGTTTGATTTAACAAATTTTGATTTTTGTATAAACTCATATATAAATCAGTAACATCAATTCCAGTGTAAATTGTAAGTTGTTTGCTATTGGTAAGTGTACTTACATCATATGGATTGGTGAAATATACTGGCGGTATGCTAACATTACTGTTTGATAATTTAATATCTTTATAACTATTTAGTAATTCATTTTTATAACCTCCTAAAATCAAATCAAAATTATTGTTTTTGGTTTCAGTAGTGGCAGCGTATGGTATAGTGTCTGTTTTTCCTGCAATATATGCAATATAAAGTTTTTTGTTCACATTTGTTAACATAGTAGGAGTTGCAGCCATTTTAATAATATCATTATAATCAGAAAAAGTTGTTCTTGTAATAACTTCATTTCCATTTATTGGATTTGATTGTACTTTATTATCAAATATGTTTAAATTATCCAAAAATGAACTGCTGACTGCTGCTACTGTTGATGGTTTTGAGGTATCAACCAACAATAAATATGGCTCACCATTTTCTCCTAATTTATTTTTATAATCTCCTAGAATTGATAAAGTTGAATTGTTTTTAACTAATTGATTTAATGTGAGATCGTATTTCTGAGTTTCATTAAGAGATTTAATTTTTGTTGCAATTTCATCATATAATACTTTCAATTTTAATATTAATTCGTATGTGTTTCGTGGCGGAGTATTAGGATTTGGTATAAGTGATGGTGAAGTATTTCCAGTTGCAATTAATGGAAAGTTAACAACATATCTAAATAATACATCTGTTAATGGTGCAAATGTAACTGCTACAAATTGTGCATCAATAACAAAATTACCATTTTCTGCTTTGAATTCAGAAGTATATTTGACTAAATGCAATTTATAATTTAATGCTCTGCCGTAATAACCTTTAATTGTAAGATAAAATATTGGTGGTGGAAAATCAAATAATATTCTGTATGGAGAATTTTCACGATTAAAAAATGCCATACCTCTAACGTCAATAAACTGAATACTTACTTGTGGTATAAATGATGAATTTATTATTACCTTAATATTGCTCATACCAAATCCTTCAAATTGAACATTATCGCCATTGCTGCCATCATAATATCTTGTGGTAAATTTCAAATAATCTGGACTATTTTTGTTTTGATCTACACCAATAAAATTAACCTCACCAATGTTTTTTTCTAATCCTGTTTTCAAGATGTTGCTTCCACTGCCCGTTTCGCTAGATGTTACTAAAACTGTTCTTTCTTTTCGTATTGCTCTTAGTTCCGCAAAAATGAACATATCCTGATATTGTGGAATACTATTACTGATGTTTGGATTAGTATTCACATCGTTGGGGTCAAGTAACATTATGTTACCATTGTTTATTATTGCCATTCTTCTGGTTTTTACTATAAATACGTAATTATAAAAAATGTAAAATAATAATGCCGATTAGATTATTTAAACTATTTATATTCAAAGATATTTAATATGGGCAACATATATCAATTAATAGAAAGCAAAATATTACAAAAAGATGAAACTGGATTTGGAATTTTAATTGAACATGATGCAGGTTATGTGAATACTGATTTGAATCCACAATTTATAACAGAAGGATTTGTTCTTAAACCAAATGAACCAGTTTTAATTAATTGTATTTTACAGAAGTGGGGTGTAAAGAATAAAAATGGTCGTATCTATCCTAAAGATGTTTTAGTACCACAGGTTAATATATATCAAGAATTAATTGATACAAATAGTGCTGTTTCAGAAGCAGACCACCCTGATTCAAGTATAATTTCTTTACAGAATATCTCTCATATGATCGTAAAGATGTGGTGGGGTAAAGGTGAACAAGAAAATGTTTTATACGGACAATTAAAAATACTTGTAACAAGAGGCTATATAAATTATGGTATTTGTTCAGTTATTGGTGACAAGATTGTTTTTTATCTTGAAAACAAAATAAGATTAGGTATTTCTTCTCGTGGCGTTGGTACACTTAAAGAAATTAGTGGTGAAAATCTTGTTCAAAATGATTTTGAGCTTATTGGTTTTGATTTAGTTGCTAGTCCAAGTACACCGGGTGGATATTTATTTCCTGAAAAATCAGGCGTTAAATTTGGTGAAAATTATGTGATGAAAAATGGTATTTATCTTAAAGAAGAAGATAATAAAATATTAAATGCTCTTAATAAGTTCTTATTATAAAGAATTTTTAAACGGCAAAAAGTAGTAATTTTTATTGAGAAAAGCAAGAAAATTAAATGCTATTTTATTAAAATTTAAACTTTTCTATAATAATAATGTATTTATATAAAAATTATGGTATTAGATACGACACAAAATAAGATGAAAGACGAAAAAAAATCTATAGTAAAGGAAGCCTTGGCTGACTATAAAGATATTCAACAAGCTGCGGATGCTAATGCTAAAAAAAGATTGGCTGATGAATTCCCAAAGGAATTTAGCAACATATTAAAAGAAGAATTAAATAAAAATAAACCAGCGAAAGAATCTAATGTAGATAGTGCTGAAACAAATAAAGAATTCAATATGAAAAATTTAACTAAAGAACCCGTTAAGGTTGTTAAGGAAACTGTTGGTACTGGTAAACCATTTGACCAAAAAGCAAAAAATGTACCAAAAGTAGAAGAAGATGTAAAAATCACTGACACTGT